GAGATAGGTGCCTGCGACCGGCGCGACGAAACTGTTGTTACCGGCATCGAAGGCGCCCTGGTCATTATAGTCGGTGTTGTTGATGCCGATCTTCGTCCAGGTGTCGACGGCGACATAATTTTCGTAGTTGGTGTAGGCCTTGAAGCGCAGCAACCGCGGCAGGTCGACGATGCCGGTGGCGTTATCGACGATCAACCCGTCGAAGAAGCTCGAACCATCGACCGAGACCGCTAGCCGGAATTTGTCCGAGCCGAACAGGCCGACGAGGGCCTTGGTGACGTAGGCGGTCTGCAACGTCAGACCGAGATCGTTGCCAGCGGCTTCCTTGTTCATGGTGTAGAACAGATCGCCGGTGCCGCCCTCGGCGATGGTTTTCGCCGTCCACAGCGCGGCGTTAAGTTTTGCAGAGAATGGATTGGCGGCATCCGCCGTCGTTCCGAGCCCCAGCAGCGCCAGGTTCTGCAGTGCTGTCGGCGTCGTGCCGATCCACGTCGAACCGTTGTAGGCCAGCAGAACACCTTCGTCCTCGACCCACGCCCGCCAGCCGGCGCGCGGTGGCAAGCGCAGCCAGGCGCCGTCGACCCAGAGCGCAATGTTCAGATCCCAACCCGTCCAAACACCGCTGGCGCCCGAGGCTACGATGTAGCGGTCGCCCTCGGTGAGGCTCGCCGGTGGCGCAGTCAGATCTCGATCCTTCACGGACAACTGCACGATGCCGTCGAGCAGGCGCAGCGCCTCGTTGTGGGTGGCATGCTTCTGGGCCTGTGCGGCCATGACGAAGGGCAGCGCCAGATGCGCCGTGGTGTCGGACATCGACAACTCTCCTGATCAGAACCAGAGGGTGGTGAGGTTCGCGGCGCCAGCGCCAAACAGCTGCCCGAGCTGGGCGATGCGCACGGTGAGGGAATCGCCGGGACCAAGCGGCGCGCCCCAATCGGCCGTCTGCTCGGCGGCGGTGTAGACGGCGCTGATTGTGGCAGTGGTCAAGGATCGCTTGACGACTGGACCGTCGAGGATGTCGACCACATAGGCTTCGGTCGCCTCGCTCATCGGCACTTCGGCGGCGTTCCAGCTGTCGGCGGCAAGCGAGCGATCGCGGCGCGTCCAGCGCATGGTGAGATCACCGGGCACGCGCGCTCTGCGCCATGGCTGCTCGACATGCACCGGCATGAAGGGCCGGAGCCCGATGCCTTCGGGTGCAAAACTGCGTGCGACATAGGTCTCGTCGCTGACCGGCTTTGCGGCCGGGCCAATCCGCCAGTTCCACGGAATGCCGAGATCGGCCTCGGCAACCGGCAGATCGGCGAGCAGGCTGTCGAGCACCACCACGCGCGCGCCGGCCGGCACCGGATCGCCCATCGCTTGTTCCGTGCCACGCTGCCCGCGCAACAGCCGCGTCAGGCGATAGCGACCCGGCGCGATCAGTTCGGCCGATCCGGCCTGCAGGATTTCCCAGGTGCCGGGGGCGCTTTCGACGGCCAGAACGTTGGCGCCGCCGAACAGGGCCAGGTCGGTGACGCTTTCCAGCGTGCCGGAGACGAGATCGACGATCAGGACATTGCCATGGTCGAAGCGCGACACCGGCCCGGACCAGAGATCGTTGACCAGCGCGCCCATGCGGGCACGGGTGGTGAAGGCGGTGACCAGTTCGAAGCCGTCGGTGCCCGGACTGCGGAACACAGTCATCTGTCCCGGCCATGGCACCGCATGGGCAGCGATCAGCGGATGGTGCGGGATGTGACCTTCGACCAGCTGCGGCAGGTCGAGGATCACCACCTCCGGTGCGCCGAAGGCGATAATCTTTGCCGGCGTCGCAGGTCGCGCAGCGCCGGGCGGCAGGTCGTAATCCTGCCGGTCCTGACGTATCGCCTCGATGGCGCGGGCTTCGGCATCGGCGACCGACACAAGGCGGAAGCCGATCTCACGCCCATCGTGATCGAGCCGGATCACATCGGCCGGGTCGAGCGCCAACCGCGACGGCGGAAGGCGGAAGATGGCGCTCTCGCGCCCGGTCCAGGCTTCCATGAGGGCGCGGCGGCAGCGGCGTTCGGCCTCTTCCGGTGGTACGGCAAAGGGAAAGGTTTCGGAGGAGATGCGGGACGCCTCGACGGTGATGCGGCGGGCTTCCACCACAGCCGCATCGTAATCCTCGTCGGCACGAGCAACCTGCCACTTGAGCGCCTGCGGCAATTCGGTCTCCTGACCACGGGTCAGTTCCAGCACTTCGTCCTGGCCGGCAGCAACCATGGCGTCGGCGGAAACGGTGGCGACAGATGCCCGCCCGCGCATGACAAAACGAATCTTGCCCTCGCTCTCGACGGCATCGAAGCCGAAGTGGCGGGCAAGGTTGGAGATCGAGGCGCGCGGGCTTTCCAGCGCACCGATTACATAGCCCTCGAGTGCTCCCCAGAGACCGGAGACGTCGATGCGGGCCTCCGGCAGACCGGCGCGCAGGCAGAGATGCCGTACCAGAGCCGCCAGCGATACGGCGCCGAGCCGCCCGCTCAGCCAGTGGCCGAGCCGCCAGTTGGGGCCGTCGGTCCAGACATTGGTGAGTTCGGGGAAGAATGGGTATGGCCGCGCGTCCCAGGTCCAGGCCGCGCATTCGGGCACATGCACCATGCGTCCGCCATAGACGGGCGAGATCGGGTTGTTCGCCGGATCGCCCCACCAGAGCCAGGTGGCCTCGAGGTAAGCGCGCTGGATGGCATCGTCGCGCCAGCCGCGCGAGAAGAATGGCGTAAAACTTTCCGACGACTTCGGATCGAAGAAGACGTTGGGCTGGTTGGTGCCGCGATCGATGGCCGGGCAGCCGAGCTCGGTGAACCGGATCGGCTTCGACTGCGGCGCCCATGCCGTCGACGTGGTGCTTTCGATCCCGCCGGGGCGATCAAAATGCGGGTTCGACCACCATGCGCGCAGATCCTTGTAGCGGAACACCCATGGCTTGTTGGCGGCACCATCGGTGATCGGGGTCCGGACCTGGTTCATCCGGTCGGTTTCGGAGGCGTAGAACCAGTCGAAACCCTCGCCGCCGGTGATGTTCGCCTGCAGATAGGCGCGGTCGTAGATGGCAGGCCAGCCGGCATCAGCGTCGAGATGATCGAAGCCATCACGCCAGTCGGTGAGCGGCATGTAATTGTCGATGCCGATGAAGTCGATATTGGCGTCCGACCAGAGCGGATCGAGGTGGAAGAAAACATCGCCGGATCCGTCCGCTGGCTGATGCCCGAAATACTCGCTCCAGTCGGCGGCGTAACCGATCTTCGTGCCTGACCCAAGGATCGAGCGGACATCGGCGGCGAGGCTCTTCAGCGCGGTGACGGTCGGGTAGCTTACCGCGCCAGAACGGATCGTGGTCAGCCCGCGCAGTTCCGAGCCGATGATGAAGGCGTCGACACCACCGGCGGCTTTACACAGATGGGCATAATGCAGCACCATGCGGCGAAAACCCCAGTCGCCGGCCGGACCGGTCCAGCTGACGGTCTTACCCGAGACGGCGAAGCTCGCAGGCGTCGCCCCACCAAAGAAGCCCGCAACCTGCGACGCGGCAGTGGCGGTCTTGTCGACGCTCCCGGCGAAACCTGCGGCTGGTGAACAGGTAATGCGGCCGCGCCACGGGAAGGTCGGCTGGCCCACTGCGCTGGCATTGTCGCTGTAGGGGTTCGGGAGTGTGTTGCCGGACGGCACATCCATCAGGATGAACGGATAGAATGTGACCCGCATCCCGCGCGCCTTCATCTCCTGGATCGCCTGCACGATGGCGAAATCCGCCGGCGTGCCGCCATAGACGGGACGGTTCTCCGCATCGCGGCTGACGAGATGCGCATTGGCACGGGAGACACCGTTCACGACCCATGTCTTCGGACTGGTCGCTTTGGCCGGCACCTCGACGCCGGGGCGGATCGTGCAGTTGCCGGCGCGCAGGTCGTTGCCAAACCAGGCCACCACCAGGCTGACGCTCGCGACCTTCGGTGCCATGGCCTGCAAGCGGTCGAGTGCCACCACCATGTCGGCGGTATCGGAGAGCGCATTGAGGTTTTCCGCCTGTTGCGCACCGCTGCCACCCTTGCGGATGGCTTGCGTTGCATAGGTGAACTCGCCCGAGGCCGGGATCATGGTGACGGCCTGCGTCAGCCCTTCCGCCGTATCGGGGTCGGCGAGCGGTCGAAACACCTCGAAGGAGAGCTGCGGCAGGCGGTTGCCATAGTCCGTCAGCGGCAGTTCCTCGAACACAACATAGGCGGTGCCGCGGTAGGACGGAGTGTTGGCCGCACCCATCTTCGCGGCGATGAAGGGATCGGCGGTCTGGTTTTCATCGCCCGGATACCAACGCCAGGTGATGCCGGCGGTGTCCATAAGCTTGCCATCGGCCCAGATGCGGCCAATGCCGGTGATCGGGCCTTCACAGAGCGCCACGGCAAAGCTGGCATAATAGAGATATTCGGTGGTCCGGACCTTGCCACCACCGCCGCCCTTGCCACCGCCCTGTGTGGTGGTCCTGGTCTCCTCGCGGAAATCCGTCGCCCAGATGATGTTGCCGCCGATGCGCATGCGGCCATAGAGCCGTGGAATGACGGCTCCTTCGGTCGATGAGGTGATGCGCAGCGTATCGAGCCGTGGCCCTTCGATGCGTTGGGTGGGCGCCAGCGATGAGATGATCCAGCTGTCGACGACCGAACCCACGGTCGAGCCAATGAAGCCGCCGATGGTGGCGGCACTGACACCGAGGATCGTGCCGCCGATCGAGCCGCCAATGGCAGCGCCGGCAACGCCGAGGACAAGGGTGGCCATGGATCAGGATTTCTTCTTGTGGCGGGGGCTTGCCGGCCGTGGAAACAGGAAGGCGAAGGCGATGCGTCGCCGCCAGGATTGCGTGAGCAGTTCCTCGATCACACCGAGCCGCTCATAGGCGTGGATGAAACTGCCGCCTTCGGCCAGGATGCCGACATGCTTGGCGATGGCGCGGCGCTCCATGCGGAAGATCAGCAGTGCGCCGGGACCCGCATCATCCGGCGCAATCTCGATCATCGCGCCACGTGCGCCCTCGGCCAGCACTTCGTGTGGTCCGGTCTCGCCCCAGTCGCGGCTGTAGGGCGGGATCACGAACGGCTCGTCGCCCACGACCTCCCGCCAGACCCCGCGGGCAAGGCCGAGGCAGTCGCAGCCGACGCCCCTGAGGCTTGCCTGGTCGTGATAGGGTGTGCCGAGCCAGGCGCGCGCAGTAGCAATGACCGTTCTGGCAGCGGCCGGTTTCACAGCACCGCTCCATCATGGCCGCCATCGCGCGTCGCATAGCGCAGCACGGCATCCTGGCCGGGGATGTGCGGGAAGCCGCGGAAGTGGACGACGTTGGAGAATTTCGCCGAACAGGTGGCGAGCCGCTTGTCGCAGCCGGCACGGACGACGAAGGCGTCCGTTTCGGCAATCGGCCGCACCGGGGCTTCGAGCAGCGTCAGGATGGCGATGCCGTCCGTCACGTCATGGCTCAACACTTCAGTCCGGCGCCCGGCATTGGCGCCGCTGGTCCATGTCACCGTGCCGAAGCCGAACCAGCCTGCCGCAAAGCCGCCAAGTCCCGAAGCCGTGAAGGCGCGGTCGCGCAGCAGGTCGATCACGGTACCGTTGCCCTTGAAGGCCGGCGCATCGAGATTGATCCGGCAGCGGGTATCGCCAAGTTCGGCATCGCAGGTCGCCTGGAACATGCGGCCGACGGTCTGGCCGAGCACATGCGCCTGGCTGCGCATTTCGGCGACGAAGGCAAGCCGCCCGCGCCGGATCTGGCCGATGGCGCCACGGCGTAGCAGCACGCGTTGGCTCGGATCCTGCCAGTTCACCCGCCAGACCTCAACCTCGGCATTGTCCCAGCGGCCGTCGAGAATGTCGGTTTCGGTGATGCGGTCGGAGGACAGCACACCCTGCGCATCCTGCGCATCGACCGAGAGGTCCGAACCGGAACGCACCTCGGAAGCCGTCAGCCCGCTTTCCGGCTCGAACGTGGTGCCGTCGAACTGGAGCGCCCGGTCATGATCGGTGAAGCCAAAGACGACGCCATCTGCACGGGTGATGCGCCAGCACCAGCCGAGCGTCGTCGTGCCCTCGTCGAGATGGGCCTGCAGTTCAGGGGAAAGGTTCTTCATTCTCGCTCACCGACCATCACGACCGCGCCGTCCATTTGACAGCCAGGTCCTTGAGCGTGTGGCCGCCCATGTAGAGGCCCATGAACCAGGCAGTCAGCGTCATCATGGTGGAGAGATCCACGGACGCCGCGATGTCGGAACCGAGGGCGGCATCGGTGATCGGCACCAGCACCAGCCGAAACAGGAAGAGAAAGCCGAGGAACCACATCCATGCGGGGCGCCAGGCCCATGTCCACCAGCTTTCGCTCTTGTCCAGCTCGGCCAGCATCAGCCGGTTTGCCTCGCGCTGCTGTTCGACCCATGCGGTGACAAGCTGAGGTGTTTCCGCCTCGGTGGCGACCACCGCCGCTTCTAGGTCCTTGGCAGGAACGGAAGGCAGATCGTCGGGCAGCACGCCGGCCTTGCCGGCAATGGCGTCGATGACCATGCCACCAATCTCGCCGGCTGTGCCGCCGACATGCTTTTCCAGCAGTTGCTTGATGATCGGTGCGCCAACCTTTGCCGCGACATCGATCAGAATGGAGGCGAGGACGGCGCTCATGATGCGACCCTTTCCGCTTCGGAGGCATAGGCTGAGGCGCGCTGACGGTGGATGATGGCGCGGATGATGAGGATGGCGGCGACAACCGCCCCGGCCGCCAGCAGACCGCCCAGCACCCAGCCGGCGATCTGGTTGGCATGTTGCGGATTGAAGAGTGCGTCGCCGCTCCCCGCAGTGGTCGCGGTACCTGCCGTGCCGGCACCGACGGTCTGCTTCCTGGATGTGGAACTGAAGCCGGCGAAGGCGACACCGATGGCGGCAAGATGTTCGAGATTATCGGCGAGCAGGATGATTGCTCCCGCTACCATGGACGAAGCGCCCGCCATCGTGTCCCAGGAGCCGACCAGTTGCAGGGCGGCGTTGGACAGCAACGTGAAGGCATCGCCGATGGTGGCCGGCATCGAGTCGGCTTCCTCTCGCAGGCGCTCGAGATTGCCGACGAGGGCGCGGCGGATCACGTCGCCGGTGATCGTGCCCTCCACACCGAGACTGCGCAGCTGATTGACATTGACGCCGAGTTCCGCCGCCAGCAGTTCGGCAACCCGCCCGCCGCTGGCGATCACCGTGTTGAGGTTGTCGCCGGAGAGTTTGCCCAGCGCCATCGCCTTCGATAGCGCATTCTGCACCGAGGCCGCCCGTTCACCCTTGGCGCCCGACACCACCATGGCGTTGTTGAGCGCCTCGGTAAAATCGAGGCTCTCCTTCGTGGAGAGACCAAGCTCCCTGAGCGCCGTTGCATTGGCGAGCCAGGACTCCGTCGTCTGCTCAATGCCGGAATAGGTGCGCCTCGCCATCGCTGCGAGCCGTTCCATGACGGCCGCGCCCTTTTCCTGACTGCCGGTGGCCAGATCGACCCGCGAGCGCAGATCGGTCCAGGTGTTGGTATAGGTGACGAGTTGCTGGACGCTGATCGCAGCACCCAGCACGCCCATGACGCGGCGCACCACCTTACCGGTGATGTCGGCTTGCTTCTCGATGCGCTTGAAGCTCTTCTCGCCAGCCTCGCCGACACCCTGAAACTCGGACCTGACCAGCCGGCCGCCCTCGGCGACGAGCCGGACGGAGACACGCTTTTCGGCCATGATGGAAGTGAACCTCGTCGGATCAGCCGCGTTCGGCCGCCATCCGTTCGTTGAGCTTGCGCACCATCACCGCTTCGATCGCGGGCAGGCATTCGGCGGCGATCAGCGGATCGACGCCAAGCGCCTGCGCCATGGCGAGGGCAGACCCCATGTCCCAGCCGATGACAACCGTAGCGCCCATGCTGGCGGCGATGCGCAACTGGCCGGTCAGGCGCAGCACCAGGTCCCAGACCTGCCAACCTTCCGGAGTTTCCGGATGGTTCAGCCACGCCGGGCAGTCCGGGCACGCGCCCTTGCAGGCCGCGCAGTAGCTTTCGCCCCCGCTGAAGTGCCACTCGGCAAGGGCGATGAGACGTTTTTTTCCGCTTCCAGCATCAGATGCGGCGCAAGACACCGGGTCTGGAACGCCTCGAATACCGGCCAGATGTCGAGAAGAGCGTCGATACCGTCCGACGTGACGGGAACGGGTTTGCCGTTCGCATCACCGACACCCTCCCAATCCGTCACCACGCGTCGGGCGACGGCCTTGGCCATGACCACCGCCATCTGCTCCTGGCTGGCGCCCTCGGGCAGCGCTTCCACAGCCTGGTCGTTACGGGCCGCGACCATGATGGCCGTGGTGACCGGCAGGACATGCAGACGCAAACCATGGCCGAGATCGAGCCAGCGCGGTTTGGTGGAGAGGTCGAGACGGATCATGATCAATAGTCCTCCACGTCATTGACGAGAATGGCGGTGCACATGCGTCCGAGCGTGGCATCGCGCGCGGCCTGCCAGTCGAACGAGGCCTGCACGCCCTGCGGTCCGGAAATCTCGATGCGTGGCCGCGGCAGATAGACGGCATGGGCGGTGAAGGTCAGGCTCTCGCCAGAAATCAGCGTCCAGGAGAATTCCAGCTCGCAAGGGGTGCCGTTGATGGCCTGGCTGACGAGGGTGCTGTCGGCAAAGCGCACTTCGGTGCGGCCGGTGAGCGCGGCGATCGACGGATCGGCGCCGTCGATCATGCCGTCGGCGCGAATGGTCTCGATGCGATCGAGATTGTTGGCATAGGTGATCTCGGTCGAGATGACATTGCCGAGCGCCGTACCGTTGCGCTTGATGGCGCCGTTGAAGTGCCCGAAGCGGAGAAGCTCCAGTTCGGCGGGCGTGCCGGCATGCGAGGTGGTATTGACCGTCTCGCCCTGCGCCACCAGCCGGACGGTGGCGGTCAGCAAGCCAGAGCGCTGCATCTGCCAGGTCAGCTGATCGAGCACCACGCCGGAATACATGGCGTAGCGCGGCACCTCCGGCATACCGGTCTCGATCGCCATCGACGGCAGCGTCCACGACCCAGACTGGAAGGTGTGGGTGAAGGGTCCCGGCGCCGTACCGGTGGTCGTTGGTGCGCCAAACGCCGCATTCAGCCAGAAACCGAAGGCGGCAGCATCAATCGGCACCACCACATCGCCATCGGCGGTCACCGCATCCTTGACGGGCGCCAGCGGGTCGCGGCCGTAGCCGAGCAGTTCAGAATTGAGCAGCGGCTGCTCGGACCCGAGTGTCGTGCTGGCGAACGGCATCCTCGTGAAGCCGCTCGCCGGCGGCGTGCCATAGGTTGTCTCGAAGGCGAGCGCCATCCGCGCCCGCGCCCCTTGGGCTCGTGCCATGATCTTGTCCCTGTCAGTTGTTTTCGGGTTCAGCCGAGCGGGTCGGCGGTCGAATAGTGCAGGATCACCGGGATGACGGCCGCCTTGAGGCTGGCGGCGCCCTCGACCGGCAGGTCGACCGGCTGTGGCGCTTCCGCCTCGACCCAATCGCAGAGACCACCGAGCGTGCGGTCGGCGGCGAGTGCCGTGCCGATGGTGGCGCAGAGGGTGTCGAAAGCCGCGTCTCGGGCTGCACCCTGCACCACGGCCTCGATCTCGGCGCGGTGCTGGTAGTGATACCGCAAGGGCGAGAGCGTCACCTCGGGGTCGCCCGGCTCGCCATCCCGCAAGATCAGCAGCCCTGCGGCCGGCACGCGCTCAGGCAGCACCTCACCGCGCAGGGCGGCGGCGGGCAGCGCGACAAGCCGAGCGTGCAGCGCGCCGAGGATGGTTTCGCGGGTGGTGGGCATGATGGTCCCGGTTGCCGGGGCCAGCCCGGCCTCAATGGTCCCTGTCGGGTTTCGGTTCGCCAAGAGCGGCCAGCCGTCGTGGCAGGTCCGAGCGAGCGTGCAGGAAGTCGATGATGATCACCCGTTCGGCATCCTCGGTGAAGACGACGAAGTGCTGGCCGGCGCGCGCAAAGCGAAGATCCTCAGGCAAGTCCGGATCGATGAGGCGGCGGCAGTCCTGTGACATCGCCGTGCCGGCGGCAATCGCCACGCAGCGGGCGATCAGATCGTCCTCATAGGCGGCGGCCTGCCGTGGACCGAAGGTCTCATGCGTCCAGCGGGCAATTTCGACGAGCGATGTTACCGCCTGCCGCGTCAGACGCCAGGGCTTGGGCATCAGGATTGCGAGCGACTGGCAGCGAAGGCGCGGCGGATCGCGTCCTCGCCAGTGCCCTCGGCCAGATCGCCACGCCGGGCCTGTTCGAGTCCTGTCATCAACCGGGCCCGCAGATCACCGAGTTCGGCCTCCTCGCGCTCAAGCAGGCGCAGCCCCGCACGCAGGGCTTCCGACGCGTTCTGGTAGCGCCCTGACGCGACCAGCTGGTCGACCAGAGCAGATTGGGTATCGGTCAGAACGACGTTGCGGGTGGCCATGCGAGTCTCCGTCATATGCTATGGCAATATATGCCAATGTCCCACGGTTGTCGACTGCGGCCCCGAAGGACTGGTTTATAGAGGTTGCCGCAACGCTATTTTGGCATGGTTCCGGTGGAAAGGATGATGCTCATGGGTCGCAGCCTTCAGGATAAGCTCGCTACGCTCGATCCCGGTCGCCGGGTGCGGATCGAAGCCGAGGCTGACCGCTTGCAGGAAGAGTACCTGAACACGCAGCAACCGGCCAAGCGACAGCGTGAGGAGCACCGCGACACGGATACCGAACGTCGATAGTTCTCATCGGGTTTCCTCCCAACTCGCCACGATCAACTCCGGCAGGGCATTTTCGATTGCGCGGGCATCGCGCTCCAGATCGAGGCGCTTGGGCAGTTTCACCTGCGGCACCAGCAGGAAGATCACGGCCGTGGCACGGCCTTTCAGGCGGCTCGAGACACGACCGTCCTTGTGGCGGGTGATGTTTTCACGCACGCGGCCGGACTTGCTGACGCGCACATTGTCGGCGACCAGCAGTCTCGGACCGGTACGGCGATAGACGAAGCGCAGGCGCATGCCGGTGCGACGCTCCCATTCGCCGGGGCTGATACGCCCGCCGCGGATGGGCTTGCCTGCCTCGGGGATCGGGATTGCCAGCCAGAACCCATCTTTCGAGCGGATCAGCGGGCCGGTGTCATGCGCGCCGACGATGACCGGTGCTTTGGACCAGACCAGCGCCGCCGCGTTGAGGCTCGGCCGACCCTTTGGATATTGGGCTGAACGAAT